CTGCCGGTGGAGAAGGCTAATAGAAAAGGAGGAATAACACATGAGAAACACTACAAAGGGAATTGCGGCAGAGATTGCAAAGGGAGCATTCAGACCGCACACAGCACTGACTAACATGGCACTGTCCTACTACCAGAATTCAGCGAATTATTTTGCGAAATCCCTGTTTCCGGTATGCCCGGTAGATTTGTCATCCGATAATTACTACATTTTTGACAAAGAGGATTTGCTGAGAGACAGTTGGCAGAGAAAGCCGGCATATGGCAAAGTTGCTCCGGCTGTTGTATCCGAGCATACGGAAACATATAACTGCAAAGTAGACCAGATGATTATGGGGATCGATCAGATCAGACAGACGGATCTTCAGCGCCGTCAGGGACCGGCAACAAGAGATCCGAGAGTGCAGAGGACAAAGACAATCGCTGAGCAGGCTAATATCCATCAGGATGTGCTGTTTGCAGGAAGTTTCTTTAAGTCTGGCGTTTGGTCCAACGAATACACGGGTGTTGATTCAACAAGCGTGTCCGGAAAGCAGTTTATCAAATTCAGCAATGACAACTCGGATCCGGTTAAGTTCTTCGATGAAAAAGCGACGGAGATGCAGGAGCTGACTGGACGCAGACCAAACCGTATTGGGCTTGGGGCAAATGTGTTTACCGCGCTGAAGAACCATCCTGGAATCCTCGAAAGAGTAAAATATGGCGGATCAACGATGAATCCGGCGAACGTAAATCTGAATGTTCTTTCCCAGCTCTTCAGCACGGAAAGGGTAGTTGTTATGCAGTCCATTATGAACAAGGCAGCGATGGGGGCTGATGCAGACATGGGATTTATCGGAGATCCGAATGCAATCCTGCTCTGTTATGCTACCAACAATCCGTCTATTGATGAGCCGAGCGCAGGATACATCTTCACGTGGGACATGCTTGGCGACGGGCAGATTCTTCCGGTCCTCAATTATCTGGGAGAAAATGGAACACATTCGGAATATGTAGAAGGACTTATGGCAAGTGATATGAAGAAAACGGCAGATGATCTTGGAATGTTCTTTAAAGATGCTGTTTAAGGAGGGAGCTTATGAGGCTGATAGCAAAAAAGCCCTGTTCGTTTAATGGGCAGACCTTTTATATTGGCGATGAAATTCCGTCTGAATTTGTCATCAATCCCAAAGCGCAGGAGAAACTTGGAGTGATTGCGATCGCCGCCGGCGGGGGAGATCCGAGCGAACCGGCCGTCACTGGCGCATTCATAGGTCAGGTTGAGTTTGCAATCCCGATTAACCAGAGGGATGGAAAGATGATTCTCCACTGTAACGAAGAACAGATATGCAAAGCCGCAGAGGTAATGCAGATGACCGCCGGAGAAGCAAAAGAGACTATTAATGAGATCGAGGACGAGAAAGTTCTGATTCTGCTTAATGCTTGTGATTCGAGAAAAGCTATCAAAGAAGCAACAGAAGCGGCCGCCACAAAACTCAACTTTGAAGAGGATGTGCAGGAGGAAAGCGCAGGTGATGAATAATGGCAGGCGCATACAGTTACGATCCTGGAAAATTATCTGAACGAGGGAAAGACCTTATGCGTTTTGAGCTTGGCGATACAATGGTAGAGGGGAAGGAGAAAACTTGCGCTCTTACTGATGAAGAATACACAGCCATACTTGAAATGCACAAGAACTGGAAGCGGGCAAAGCTGGCCTGCTTAGAGACTATTTTTAGGCGCTTTTCCTATGAGGTTGATACACAAACGGGTCCACTATCGTTACAGTTCGGAAATCGGGCAAAGTTGTGGCAGGAAGAATACGAGAAGCTCAAAGCATCGGTAGCACAGAACTGCCTTTCCGCAGCGGCTATTTCAGCACAAGGAAACGAATGTGAACGCCCTTATTTCTATACCGGTATGATGTCTACGGAGAGGGAGGGTGGCTGATGTGCTTATGTATTTTCGCCCGGGAAATCTTTTTAAAGAGTTCCTGGTAAAAAGAAAAGACTCTGACATATCAAGCATCGGGCTTCCCGTGGTGGAATATAAGGATACAGGGATTCTTGTCAATGGTGTTTTGGCAGAAGCTGATACTGATGACCGCGAAAAGACTAAGCACATGTGGGACCAGGATCAGCACTCCCTAACCCATACTATTGTAAGTTGGGATGGGCCGGCTGCCAAAAAGGGAGACGTTCTCGCGATGGACAGCCGGTTATTTCTTGTGCTTGCCATAGATGATGCCGGTTCGTTGGGCGTGGCAACAATCTATTACGCAGAAGAAAGGAATGATTTGAGATGACACCTGGAGGAGCATCCGAAGCGATCCGCCAAGCTGTGCGCGAGGCGGTTAGGGAGGTAAATCAAAAGACAATGTCTAAGGCATTTCGCGTGTCAAATGCCATGCGGAATAGCGCCATAGAAGTTCTGACAAACCCAAGTCCATCATCACCGGGAAACCCTCCCGGGGTGAGGACGGGCTTCCTGCGACGAGCGTGGAAGACGGGGGTGCGAATGAATGGAGGAAACTCGAACTCAAGCATCTCTATAACGGCTTACGCAGACTCCAAAGCTTCATATGCCGGATATCTTGAAGACGGAACGAAAAAAATGGAGGCAAGACCATTCGTGGATCCTATTTTGGACGATGTGGAACCGGAGGTTGATTCGATTTTTTCTGATTTTTAGGAGGTTTATATGCTGATTATTAGGAATCCGACTAACGTATTCGATACGGAGGAAATACAGCGCGGCACCTTGATATATGCAAAGCATAAAAGCTGGAGCAAAGGGGAGCAAGGGTTTGTCGTTTCCGTTACGGGAAACAAGGTCACTGTGCAATATCCACCGCAGATCGGGAATGTCACGAACCACTTTTTTATTTATGCTGACGAGGTGGCAAACGGGGATTGGGAAATTCGATACAGCAAGGATATGCAGACGATCGTGAAATATCCGGAGGAAGGAGCAGGAGATGAATCTGATAAGCCTGATTTATAAAAGATTGCTTGATTCTGAAAAGTTGAAGGCGCTATGCGCGACTTACGCAGACAAACCGGCCATATTCAACACAGAAGCTCCGGATGATAAGCAGGAAGGATGGAAAGGGAAAAGCCAGTACCCACGTATCAATTTTACGTGCGATATGCAGGCAAATGAGGAAAGATCCAGTGTAGGCGCTCTGAACATCGTCGCCTATACAGAAAGCACCTCTCTGGTCATTTTAGAGATCGAGGCGGCTATTAAGGAGTGCTTCAGGGATGTCCTGATTTACCCGGATGATGGCGGACCGTACAGTTTTGCGTGGGCAAGAACGGATCCATTCCTGCTTGAAGGAAATGTGATTGGACAGGAGATATCCATAGACATGATGGAATATTCGCCGCAGGAGACAACGGATCCCGATCCTATTGTTGCCTTGAACCAGTATATTAAAGAATTATATCCGGAGTCTGTAGTCATTGGCGTGGATCGGCTGAGCGAGATTACAGACACATCAGAAAAACCGGTATTTTACTGCCGGCTGACCGCGCTGAACAAAGTGAATGGAAATAATATGAATACTGTTGCATGGATGGACTGCAGAATAGCGGTCCATCTTTTATGCCCGGATAAATCAAAGAACATCAAAATGATTGCTGCTGTAGCCCAGAGAATCGCTGCGGACGAAAGAATAATCCTGCTGGACGGATCCCCTATGAACGTATTTGAGGTTCAGCTAGATCGTCAGGCGGATTATCTGAAAGCAGGTCAACTGTATGTGACGGGAAGATATGGAATCTTGAAATACAGGGCGAAAGAACACGCGATTATGAAAAATGTCATTTTAAGTAAGGAGGAATAAATATTATGGCAGAAGCAAAGACATCTGGCGCAAATACTTCGTCAAAGGAAAAGGCGCCAAAGAAAATTGCTGAACCGGTTTACAGCGCGCAGGAGCTTTCCAATGCGGCAGAACGGTTCGGAACACGTAAAGAATGTGTTGCTGCGGCTTTGAGATACTACGGTAAAGACAGGGCCACGGTAAAAGAAGCGAAAGAGCTTGTAAACAAATTTATGAGCAAGGAGGTTAAGTGATGGCAGGAACATTTATTGTTGGTGAAACCAAAATTCGACCGGGAACATATTTCAACATCCAGAAGGCCGGGGAAAATCAGATCGTAGGAGCGTCAGATGGAGTAGTGGCAATCTTCTTTAAATCCGATTTTGGACCGCTTGCTGAAGCGGTAGAGATCACGCCAGAAGAAGGGTATGAAAAGCTGTACGGCACTGCAGGTTCGACTAACGCAATCCGTGAAGTGATTAGGGCAGGAGCAACGAAATGCGTTTGCGTTCGCGTTGGAAAAGGCGGAACTGCGGCCACAGTTACCCTTGATAAGGACGGCGATACAGAAGCATTAAAGATCACAGCGAAATATCCGGGCGCCAAGGACTTTGCGGTTACTGTAAGAGAAAAACTGTCCGATTCATCCCTCAAAGAATGCGTTATCTATTCCGGGGCAAAAGAATTTGAGAAGCTCGAATTCGCGGCCGGAGATGATGAAGTAAAGGCGCTGAACGATGCGTTTGTAAATTCCAAGTGCTTTACTTCCGAGATCGTAGCAAGCGCAACAGGTGTTCTCGCAGATGTGAGCGAAGAGGCATTTACTCCGGGAACAGATCCTACGGCAAGTAATGCGGAATACAGCGAAGCGTTTGTTGCAGCGGAGCCTTACCGGTTCAATGTAGCGTGTGTTGATACGGAAGAAACCGCCGTACATCAGTTGCTTGCTTCGTTTATTGATCGGATTTTCGATGCAGGACAGCTTGCAATGGCGGTTGTGGCCGAAAAGAAAACGGTCGCGCTTACGGACCGTATGGCACATGCGGCTGCGTTCAACAGTGAGAAGATGCATTATGTAGTAAACGCATCCGCAGAAATCTCTGGAGAACCTGTAGAGGGATACCTCGTAGCGGCAAGGATCGCAGGAATGATTGCTGCGTGTGCGTCCAATAAATCTCTTACCCACACGGTTGTGGAAGGGTATACGAAACTTAACGACGCCCTCACTCCGACAGACATCTCTACAGCAGAGCAGAAAGGATGCATCGTTCTCAGCACAAACACGAGCGGGCAGATCTGGATCGACAGCGCAATCAATACGCTGGTAAGCCCGGCGGATAATCAGGATGACGGTTGGAAAAAGATCAGAAGAACAAAAACGAGATATGAACTGATTACCCGCTGCAATGACCAGGCTGATGCTTTGATCGGAAAGGTGGATAACGATGTAAACGGACGGGCTACGGTTGTTAGTCAGCTGCAGGGCGTCATCAATGCGATGATCAACGAAGGTAAGCTTGTATCCGGTACCGCATCCGAGAATACCACATATCAGTCCGATGGTGATTATGCATACATGGATATCCAGGTGATCGACAAGGATTCCATTGAGCATCTGTATCTGACATACAAATTCCAGTTCTCGAGCAGGACAACTGAATAAAGGAGGGAAACTAAATGGCTATTAACGAAAGAGCATCATCTGATGCGCGTCATGCGCGTACCGGCAAGGACGCCGGACTCTACAATGGAACCGGCGATCTTCTGGCTTCCATGGAGTCTTTTCAGGCAAAGGCTACATACAACAATGTGAAGTATAAACCTATGGGAGATCCGCAGGAGCATGAGACCAGTGACTCTTACGGAATCACGATCACTGTTACAGAAATCGTGATCGAAGATATCGACATGTTCCGTGAACTCATGGCATCTATGAAGTCTGGAACAACACCGCAGTTTGTATTCCAGGGCGTTCTCCAGGGGCTTAATGGATCCGAAGAGCGCGTTGTGTACAGAGAGTGTATCCCATCTGGCGACATTGATCTCCAGAACGTTGCGAATGGAGATGTTATCAAGCGTAACTGGAACTTCTTCGTCAACGGGAAACCGGATCTCCAGAAAGAACTCTCAATCTAAATCGACAAATTTAACGAAGGGTGGCCGCACGGTCATCCTTCAATATTTTAAGGAGGATATGCAATGGCAAGTTTAGCAAAAACAGCAGATAAGGCGGAAAATACGCAGGAAGTTCGCGAGGAAGAATTTACTGAAAAGGAAACACAGGGGCAGCTTTTGACGGTTGAAAACGATTTTATTGCCGGAATGTTGGCGGCGGCTGCCTATAAGACGGACGAAATTGTACAGTTCGATATCGTTCGCGGAGGGAAGCTCTACTTTTCGTTCAGAATTCACGCCCTCGGAGAAGAGGAAGCAAACAAGTGCCGCAAGAAGTATACAAAGTATGTTCGGAATAAGCAGATCGGCATCAAGTTTGCGGAAGAGACAGACAATGCAAAATTCCGTTCCTCACTGATCTACCATGCAACGGTCGAAGATGACCGTACAAAACTTTGGGATAATCAGCAGGTGTGGGACGGGCTTAGAAAGCAGGGCGTTCTTGTCGTGACTGCGCTTGATGTTATCGAAGCGGTGCTTCTCGGCGGAGAAAAAGACAGAGTCATTGATGAAATCAATAAGCTGAGCGGATTTGATTCCGAAAACCTGGAAGAGGTTGAAAACAAGATGGAGGAAACAGCAAAAAACTGATCCGAGCAGGAGGAAAAACTACCCTCTTGCACCAAATTTTTCAGCGGTTAGGCATAACTCCGGATGAAGTATATGCAAAGCCGGCTGGCGTGCGGGCGTTTATGTTCGCGTCTATGAGAATACGTCTGGAAGATGACGAGAAAGGAGGAAGAGCGGGTGGCGACTAAGGTTATTAAAATTGAGATTCCAATAGAGACTAAAGACAATACCGGACAGGTTGTTGACAGTATATCCGAAAAGATGGAAGGCCTTGACTCTGCGGCGAAAAAGGCGCAGAAGAGTATGGAAAATACTGTGAACAGCGCAAATAAAGCTGCGAAAGGTTTTGAAAATGCCTCTAAGAGCGTCTCCGGGTTTGAGAAATCGGTCGGGAGTGGTTTTGATGCGGCTTCTAAAAAGGCGTCTGGTTTTGAGAAGTCTGTAAATCAGACGAAGAAATCACTTCTTGCAATGCTCAAAGAGAAGTATCAGATTCTTCTTGAAGCGAAGGATCGGATTACACCGACTGTGAAGCAAGCAATAACCTATGTGAAAAGCCTGACCTCAAAAGCGTGGAAGGTTACGCTTAAAGCGGTAGACCTCGTGACATCCCCCGTCAGGAGGGTGTTCGGGTTACTGCAAAGCCCGCTTGTGGCAGCCGGAGTCACGATATCTGCCGGCGCCGGTATTGCGGATACGGTTAAGACATATGCGGATTTTGAAGCTGCAATGTCAGAAGTCAAGGCAATATCAGGCGCTACAAGCGAGGAATTTGCTCAGTTGACTGAAAAGGCGAATCAGATGGGAGCTGTCACGAAGTTTACTGCTTCTGAATCGGCAGAAGCTTTTAAGTACATGGCTCAGGCAGGCTGGGACGCAAAAGAGATGATGGACGGTATCGAAGGTCTTATGTCCCTGGCGGCCGCC